TAGAATATTTTATTAAGATAATACAATCTGAATTAACTGAAGACCTACTTAAGACAGAATATAGGGGTAATAAAAATTATTATTGGGGTCATTGTTATGTGGCGACTGAGGCATTATATTATATGATGACCGAAGATTTACGCTACGATTTTAAACCAGCAATATTAAAAATAAATAATATTACTCATTGGTTTCTAAAAAACATGAAAACAAATGAAATTATTGATATTACAAAAGAACAATTCGATTTTAAATTAGATTACACAAAATCAAAACGTCAATCCTTTTTAACAAAATCACCTTCCAAAAGATGTTTAATTTTAATTAATAGAATAAATGAAAAGCATAGTTATTAATGATACAATAATTATTTTCTTGAATATTTCTGATTTTGAAAAATTTAAAAACAGAGAACTTCTTGAATTAAAGACTGATTATTTGAAAAAATACTCTAACTGCATAATCTATAATTATTTTGATTTAAAAAACAATAAAAAAATAATACGTGATAAGATAAATAAACTTAAATTTATTGACCAAAAAAAAGTTTTTGCACGTAATTGTATAATTCGTGAAATTAATAATGATACAAAAAATATATTTCTAAATCAAAATCATATACAAGGAGCAGATAAATCACAAATTAACTTTGGGGCATACCTTGGTAATGACTTATTATCCGTTATGTCCTTTAATTCAAATAATGAATTTAATGGTGGTGTATCTGAAGGTGAATACATTTTATCTCGATTTGCCGTAAAAACAAGTTATATTATTGTTGGTATTTTTAATAAAATGTTAAAAAATTTTATAGATACATATAATCCACAAAAAATCACATCATATGCAGATATGAATCTTATTTTAAGAAATAATAACATCTATCTTACAAATAATTTTAAATTCAGTCGATTCATTAAACCTGATTATAAGTTTTACCATAAAACCAATGATAAAATATATCATAAATTTACATTTGGGAATAAATTTATGAAAAATTCGGAAATTAGTGAAAACGAAAAAAATGAAACATTAAAAAATTTAATTAAAGTATGGAATTGTGGTAAAATTAAATACGAACTTATTATAAATAATAATATTCCTGTCTATGGATTTATTTATTCGATTGAAAACAAAATTAATGGAAAAAAATATATTGGTCAAACTATTCGCCTCCTTCAAAAAAGAATATATGAATATAAATCAGCATTCAACCTAAATAAATTCAATAATCCATATCTTTTAAATGCTTTCAAAAAATATGGATGGGAAAATTTCGAATTTAAAATAATCGACACTGCATCAGATATACACGAATTGAATGAAAAAGAGATAGAATACATTCGAAAATTTGATACAACAAACAAAAACAAAGGATATAATATCAAATCAAGTGGTGAGAACGCTATTCCCTCTTTAGAAACATTAGAAAAAATGTCTCGTTCACATAAAGGGATAAGACAAACTGATACTTGGATTAACAAAAGAATTGCTAAAGCAGGTAGTGATGAGGCAAAAAAATATGGAAAAATTAAAACAAATGAAGAAAAGAAAATATTATCAAAAAATTCACCAAAATATTGGTTAGGTAAAAGTCGTGATGCTGAAACAAAAGAAAAAATAAGTAAAACCAAAAAAGAAAAGGGTTTATCTGATAAACAAAAAGAAGTTTTATGTAAAAAAGTATATAAAATTAATATTATAACTAATAATATTATTAATTATGATTCCACAAAACACGCATCAGATATGGAAGGTGTTAATCAATCAACAATATCAAGATGGTGTAAAAACGAAAAAAATGTCAGGGGTTTTTTATGGAAATACTAATATTATTCAGTTTCTTCTTCAAAACCAACCAATTTAAGAACAGTAAATCCTTTAGCGAGATTTTCGTATTCAGCAATTCTTTTTCTCATCACACTCACAACTTCTTCCATTTTTACCTGAAGTTGTTCTAATGTGATTACCATAGTATGACTTGCAATACTGAAAACAACCCATTTCATGTTTTTTTGTTTATATTCCCCACGAAAATGAACTAATTCATTTAATGGGTCAAACATAATTCTGATTCGTTGATTTTCAACATTTTCGATTTTAACAATCCATTCCATATTATTTTCTTTTACATCTGCAATATTCAACAAATCCAATTGGTTTATAGGGACTTGAACATCTATTAATTGAAAGTCCGCATTTGGGACAGGGTTGATTGAATCCTTTAAAACCATCTGAAAGGTCATAAGGATTTTCTTTTCTTGGGTTTATTCGTCTTTCCATTCTCTATCGTAAATAAGTTCCAAACGACTCCTTGTAATTGCAACATATTCCAAATTCTTTTCTTGTGCATATTGCCAAGGTTTATTAACTCGCATTGGTAATAAATCTGGTCTGATAATAAATACTCGATTTGCTTCCAAACCTTTGATTTTATGAACTGTACTTAATACTATTCCCTGTATTTCATCAGTGAATATTGATTTAATTTTGTATTTTAAATCCAAAATACTATCTGATATTCTTGCCAGAAACAATAACGTCTGAACCTTATCTTCCAGTGTTGTATATCCACTATGTTCGTTGGGGTTTAAAACACCATCTTTTTTCAAATCCTTTCTGAATTGAGCGAGTTCATCCTCCCAAAAAGAAATGAGTTTTTCGATATTATTAATATTGCCAATTAATTCAATTAAATGAACCCCAATATCACTACCTTTAATAATTGCTTTTTTATGTCGAACCAAGAATTCAAAAAAGAGTTTTACCAACGGCATTGTGGTTCGACATAATACGAAATCACCACTTTGCGCTTCTTCAATGACATTTCCATCTCTAACAACACCATCCGGAGCATCAGGAAGTGCTTTGATATCAAGAACTATTTCCTGTGCTTTGGCAATAACATTTTTGGAACATCTGAATGAGATTGTTAATGGGAGTATTTTGGTGTTCGGGAATTTCTCAAACCATTCATATGATTTATCATCGGCTGCATTGAAGCCATAAATACTTTGTGAATCGTCCCCAAAAGAAAATAATCTACCTTCAAGTTTTTTTGTTGTTCTATTGCGTTTTAAAACTTTTTCAATAATCTTAATTTGGCATCTATTGATATCCTGACACTCATCAGTGAACACATAATCTTGTGGAAAGAACCAGATGCCATTATCTATTGCTGGTAAAAAAATCATATCAGTATAGTCCATTGATTTTCTGTCCGTAGACATTTCATCCAGAACTTTCAACGCACGTTTAACATCATTGGGTTTACCAAGCGGAATATCATAACGTTCAGCAACATATGGTATATATTCTGGTTTTAATGTTAATGTTAATCTGCATAAATTCGTGAGTTTCTTCATGTTATTTAAATATATTGAAACTTCTTCTTCAGAATTAAGTTCATCATATAAATCCCATGATTTTGATTTTTTCAATATGATTTTATCGGCTTTAAATTCATCAAATTGAATATTATCACCGTATTTTCTTTTAATTGCGGACATTCCCAGACCATATGTAGTATAACATCTAACGTGTTCAGGTAATTTGGTTTTTAATTCCTCCTGAATATGTTTATTAAATGCCAAAAACATTATATTTTTATTTTGTGGAAGTAATTTAGCGCACTCAATAGCGGTGCTTGTTTTTCCAGTACCTGCACGTGCCTTAATTAATAGATTTTCTGGTCTTTTTTTCGTAAACAAAAAAATTCTTTCCTGTTCGCTTGTTGGTTTAAAACTCATGCAACTATTTCTACTTTAGTTTCTTTAATACTATAATCATCATCCGTTTCCAAATCAGGAAAATGAATTGCTGTTGGATGGAATTTGATCTTATCAAGGGATAAAATTTTCACAAATTTATCTAATGATATTCCATCTGGATTATTTTTATGCATTTGTGTTTTAATCACATCCATAATTTCAGAATAATCTTTTTCTTGGAGATTGTTTGTCTCGAACGAAATTTCAAACTTAATTTTATTAATCATATTTTCACCCAATTATCGTTAGTAATACCACCACTCAATTTATAAATATCTGCATCTGATGCGCCTTCATGGTAATTTACCCAAACTTTTAAACCTTCAACCCTGTTAAATATTTTATCTTCAAATAATATATCTTTTTCTGGGAGATTGTCTCGTTCTTCAATACTATTTACTTCAATATGGTATTTATTATCAAATATCATTTTTATTTCACCCATCATAATCATTCTTTCACGAATAATTTCAGCAACATCATCACCAAGTTGACCCAAAAATCTCTCGGTTTCATCCATAACTCTAATTGTTTGATTATCTAAATCCGATATTCTACGATTTAAAAGGTCTTGAAATATATATCTGCAGATTTCCAATGCAAAAAATTTATCTTCAGGATTTTGCTCGTAATCTTCAGGTAGTTCAATACAGGGTCTACCATATTTATTTATTCCAATATTATATTTTATTTCAAACATAGTACAAAGATATAATAATCTTTTAGGTTTTAAAACATTTTTAAAAAAAGTTTTTAGTATTTATTAGAAAACAAAAGAATGGCACTTATCACCGTAGCAGATAAAAATAAATTATATCTTAAAGTTAAGCATGAACTAGGTTATCCATTACGTCCTTTTGAAATTAAAGACGAAATGTTGGATTCTTATTTAGAAATGGTTGTTGAAGATTATTCATCATTATTAAACCAATGGCTTATTCATCAACAATGGATTGGTTTGGAAGGAATGAGTAAGGAAACTGGTGATTTTCTTGCTGCATTCACAACCAAATCAAATTCTTATATGGAGAGTTTTACTTATGCATATAGTCGTCAAGTTGGTTTGGGTACTAATGCACCAGCAGCAACTGGTTGGGAATTAAAAAGAGATTATATTATTTGTTCAGCACATACACAACATTACATAATTCCTGCAGGTAGGGAAGTTAATGAGGTATTATGGGAAACACCACCAGTAATTGATGGTGGCTTAGTTGATCCATTCGCATTAAATGCTTGGAGTGCTGGACTGATGGGTATGTCATATCTGGGTCGTCCTGCATTATATGTGCAACCAACATATTCAACTCTTTTGGCTGCGCAAGACCGTAGAATGAAACAAAGAGTATTACAATCAACATTAACCTATCGTATTACTGGTCTGGCTAGTGGTGAAAAAATGTTACATCTTTATCCTATTCCAAATGATCGTTACGAAATTGCTGGAACATGGGGTAAACATTATGAGGGTAGAAA